AATATTATAAGTTGAACCCGGATCCTGCGTGATATAATCTCCCCCAATGTTGGTCCACGTGGTAGAGTCATCGGACTTGATCCAATTAGAGGCTCCCAGATCCTGGTAATTGTCCATGTCAAGTCCGGTTCCCTCTACCCAAGAGCGCGAAACCGGTGCCACAGTCAAATTAAAGTCCTGTGGAAGAGTAAACGGATGAGCGGCGTTAAACATCCTAAGATAGAAGGATACGCTTCCGCTAGCTGGGATAGTGCCGGCCGTTCTATCGGCCGTAATAGAAGTAATCGGGAATCGTACTAGAGTTCTCGATAGTTCCTGGGATTGTCCCGTCGTGCCCGATACTTGTCCATAAATTGAAAAGATTTCTAATGAATCGGCATAACCCATATTTGAGCCAGTTCCACGGGTAGCAAGATCCGCTTCAAAAGCATTTGTGATAGTATTGTCGATGTCTGCGACATACCTGGCAATTGCCATTATCTTACAGATCCTTGAATGTCATTGTTGGGAAACTTTAATTCAAAAATTGTAGTCTCAGCGGCATTGATTGAGCGTCCGTCGGTTGACATATTGCTCTTAAAGTCATAGTTGCTCTCCGAATAAGGGCCGCCTTGTTTTTCCACTATCTGGACATCATAGACATCTAAAATCCCCTTCACCTTTAACAATTCTCTATAAACATCTGTTATTAAAAGTCTCTCCCCAATCTCATAGGGGTTATTATTATAGAACGTTGCTAATCTCGAACTGGCCCGACTAAGCACCGTGTATCGATTTGCATTAGCTTCTAAAGTAATCTGATACTTGATTCCAAAATTTACTATTTCAGCGTCGAGGATGTCTATAGTATCATTGATCATTTTATACTGAGTTATCCAATTTTTTATATTAGTTTTTAACATAGAGTTAGCAGCCACTAGCTTGGCGCTTGTATCTGTTGAAATTACATATAAATTTAAGTTTCTTTTGAACTCGGAGAAATCTTTTACAATACGTGCACGATGAATAGCGCCGAACTTTCCAGGCATCCCATATACAACTGCTTGATAATCTTCAGCAGTTACCGCTCGATTTTGTGTTGCAAAATAACTCCTAACTCTTTCCTTGACCTCGGCTGAAGAAGGAAGAGAAATACTTCCAACAAAAGGTTGTTCATTTGTTACTTCCATAGACCCAGCTACACCGTTTCGTGTGGCCAGGGGGAGGGATCCTTGATTAAGAAATTTAAAGTTCGCTGAATTAATAATAGTAATAGTGTTTATAGCAGCGTTTACATCGCGGTTGGAATTCATCCTATAGGCAATCCTCAATGTTGTGTTTGACGGCGCCACCCCAAACTTGTCAGTACTTATAAGTTTTGTGGGATCAAAATCAGCATCTGTAATATAATCTTTGCCGTTCAAGTCCAGCATCAAATGGGTTGGATCCAAAACTGAATTACTTAACAATTCAGAGTCTGACCCGTACCCAAACTGCAAAAATGAGTCAATAGATGTTTGTTCTAAGACAAACCTGCGTGCTGCCGGAACAGCTTTTAAAATACTAGGAACTGTTGCTCGACTAGAATCTGTATTGCGAATAGCTTTATAAATAACATTTTGAGATAGATTGTCGACTTGAACATACTCATGCCCTTCTGTATCCACCACACTTATGATGTCGGTCACATTCGCATTAGATAAACTAATTTTTAAAAACCTCTGGAAGTTTCCTACTTCACGCTCTTCCACAACTGCATGCCCGGAAACAGCGCGACCAAGTGCTCTAATAATGTAAGATATTGCATTACCATTGGTTGTATTAGCCTCGCCGGCGACCATCGAGTTAGACGGCGACGAAAAGTCTACGTCTTCCAATAACGTGTATGATCCACCGCCGGCGGAGCCGAGTACAGAGCCTGCCTTCAAAACGCCAGCATACCTCAAGTCCGGCCCGCCGCCGACGCTAGCTGCTGGAACTTTGATATAAAAAGTTAAAATTCCTAAAGATGAGGAACTTCCCGGGAGGCGAAAACCAAATTGGCGTGCATGACGCACAACATTAGTGTACTGTATGGCCGAATCTAGAAAACTCTCGTTCGCCTGGTAGTCAACATAAAATGACAGGATATCTCCAACATAGGAAACGGTGTCCAGCATTAATGAACCAAATGAAGCTTCACTAAAATCCTTATAGGTATTAGGATAGTATCGGCGGGCGTAATTTTCTAAATCTTCCCTGATCGAATCAAAGTCTCGACTAGTATAATCTATTGATTGTAGTTTCTTTGGCATTGAAAAGTCCGTTAGTAATTAGTTATCAAAATCCAATTTTAAGCGTAGTAGATGATTGTAAGGGAACAATTGTAAAATGTATAGAAATCGATAAATCGTGTGGATACAAATCTGGCTCGTTTTCTGGTACTGAAAAATCAATCTTATTAACCTGTATAAAAGGCATATACCGACCTGTTTGTTCCAAAATACGATCATTAATTTTTGCGTAGGTACCGGGAGCATTCTGTTCAAAAAGATACGCTTTTAGTCCAACCCCAAAATCTGGATTCATAATCCTTTCTCCAGGCACTGTCAATAAAAGCATTTTAAAATTTTGTTTTGCCAACGCGGTATAACTTTTTATCAAACGATATGGCCCATCGACTTTATCGATGGCCAACGGCAATCTTGGTGAAAGTCCTGACATACTACTAACTCCTCTCTATAATTAACACTGACTCGGAGTTTCTTCCTCAGAAACATTAGTCATTGGTTCCGCAGACTCGTCCTGGTCGTCCTGCATAGCCTCATCTAGCGCGTTCTTCAGCAACATCAACAACAGATAGACAATCCCGAATGGGCCGGGCGGCAACATCAAGAGGCCCAAAAATGTTCCCGTAAAGTCTACACCCTCCATGCTTATTCGAGGGAATAAATTATCTTTAATTGCCTCCGGAACATTGTTTCTTGGATCGCGGGGATCCTCTTGGCCTTCTTGATAGGTGAGATTGTCCCGTGTCATTCCGGGTCCGCCGGGAGCCGGGTTCACGAGGCGGTTCCCTAGGAAAACTGCGCCGGGGACCATGAGGCCGGCCTTACCCAGGAAAAGATCTGAATCGATCGCCGGAAGACGGCCAACTGTATTCAAAGGACTTCCATCTCGGGCTTTGCCACCATCGACAGCCAATTTGCCATCACCAAGCACAAAGCCTGCTGCAGCAATTTCCATAGCAGTTCCTAGCGCGCAGAACACAAGCTCCATCACCTTTTCTCCAGTAATGTTTGGGAAGGGGCCCACTCCGGGTTGTGGTTCCGCAGCAGCAGCTTCTGCGGCTGCGGTCAACGCAGCAACGAGAGCGCCCCATGTGTTAGGACCAACTATACCATCCCACTCGGTGGGGTCATCGGGGAAGGAATCAGTCTGGAATTCTTCGACTGCAGCTTTTGTTTCATCGCCAAAATCGCCGTCCACACCAAATTGGGTAAGTGCATACTCCAGTCCATTAGGGGAGTCTCCGGAAAGCTTTGCCTGCAGGATCCGAACATCTTGAGATGGAGCCGGCGGGTTACCCTTTCGCAACACCGTATCTGTCGGAAGTTCATCGATCTCTGTAAGGGCTGCACTCAATTCTGCTGCTTTCCTGGCATTAGCTTCGCTGATTTCCGTCTGGGCACGGACAAACTCCGATATATCTACACCTTCGTCCGGTGTTGCCGGCGCACCGCCGATGACGACGGCTTTGCTTTCAAGCCACGCAATTGACGCGGTATCGTTCACCTTCGTATAATTGTAGGCACGGTCCCACTTACCGCGGTACTTCGCTTTGAGCCCAAGCCACTCTCCCGCAGCGTTCTTAGCATATGCAAACTTGTCCACACCTGGTACCGCGTACTCTGTAATTCCTGTTCCTCCTGGTACCACGATCGGCTCGACGCCCTCAGAGGCAAGATATTCATCCCAGCGCGGTGATGTAGCCTTGGACTCAAGCTCTTCTTCTTTTGCCCGATTAGGGTCGGGTTGCGAAAGATTTATCCACGGACTATCCGGGGGGCTCTTGTAGCGCACAAGCCACTGGCGCGGATTGCCATACGTAGGCGCCCCCGAGGCGTCCGGTATACGTGCATACTCATATGTGTCGTCGCCAGGGAGAACCATCGCTACGGTGCCGCGGGGCAGGCCCGGTACCTGGGAGGGGGGTAAACTCTGTCCCTCCCCCTGGCCCAGGCCGGCTAGTGGTGAGTCATTGGCAGCTGCGCGGTTCGATTCGTCAGCCATGTCCGCGGCGGCAGCGTCGCGCGCAGCCTGGGCTTCTTGTTCCTCGGCAGCTTCTTCAGCGGCCAATTGTTCCTCGGTCTTGGGGCCTTCTCGCAGGAATCGGAGGGGCTCCGACTTATCTATTTGATCAGCCATTAGGTCAAAGATCATACCAGTAATGTCGCGGATAATCTTAGAAATCCCCACATGTGGATCCATCATCTCTGATACGCCTCTCAAAATGTTGATCGGAGTTTCAATTAGCATCTTTAAAATAAAGTCTCGGGCGGAGGCATTGAGAGCCGAGGCAGGATCATTAATATTCTGAAGATTAGCCTGTTCTGCTTGTGGAGACGTCCGCGACGACATGTCAACGGGGGACGCAGAGTCATCTACTGTGGCGTCAACAAATATTTGAAGGCACCGATGCTTGGCGCCCATGAGAATACGATCCATCGCGGGGAAAGTATCGGTTGTCAAATAAAAATTATACATTACTGGGATTAAAGACGTTAATGTTCTATTAAATGTCTTATCAAAATAATCTTGGAAAACTGGATCTTCAGTTATCAACGTTAATTCACTATTTGTTACTGTATCGTCGTAATGGTCAAGTTGTTGTTTCAAGACGGGTACTGCGACGGTCTCCCAGCCTCCAGGAAGAGCTTTTCCTGGAACAACCAATTGAGGATTAAACACGGACTGCAGCGATGTGTCCGTCAGTGAAACGTCGTTTGCGAGGGTCAGCGAACTATCCAATGTCGCGAGCACAAACCGCGTTAGTACGTTCCCGTCGCCAAGATCTAACTTCAGATGGTTATGTAATTTTATGCCCTCCACAGTTAATGGTTGGTTCTGCATCGATACGCTAGCACCGGTATTATTAGGCATATAATAAACAATGTTATATGCCATTCGTAAATTAGTGAACCGGAGCTCCTGGCTGGCCTGGGCCCAAATTCCCGGATGCGCGGTGCCTTTATTCAATAAGTCCTTAAAAATACTTAGTTCTAACCCATAGCCCAGGCCGGTGGTGTAGTG